AGAATCTGCAAGAAAAAGAAAAAATAGATTAGATCCAAATCAACCAGAAAAGACTGGTGGAGCAAAACCAACCAACGTAAGAACTGAAGAAATGGACCTACAAGAAGTCAAAGATAAACCAGGTAAGGGTAGTGGTAAAAAGGATGCTTGCTATCATAAGGTAAAGTCAAGATACTCGGTTTGGCCTAGTGCTTATGCTTCTGGGGCATTAGTGAAGTGTCGTAAAGTTGGTGCGGCAAACTGGGGAACTAAAACGGAGGAGACCCATATGCACGAAGAAGAAAGATATTGCCCAATGTGCAAAAAGAGGGAAACTAGATCAGAATGTACCTATGGTGGTAAAGTGTGGGATAAGGTTTCCGTAAAGGATGAAGAATATTCAATGGCTAGATCTGAGTTGAAGACCATTGAAGATGCGGTAAAAAGACTTCGTTCAAAAGTTGAAATGGGTGAAGGAGATCTTGAAGCATGGGTCCAATCAAAAATAACTAAAGCAGCAGATTATATTGATACTGCCGCAGATTATATTGATAGTGGTGAAATGGAAGAACAATCATCATTTGAAGAAATGAAATGTTGGCCTGGATATAAAAAGAAAGGAACACAGACATTATTTGGAAAAAAATATAATAGATGTGTAAAAGCAGAAGATGTTACTATTGAAGATGCTGATGGGAATACATTTGCAGAAGTTGTAGATCTGATTAAACCAGAACCAATTAAAGGTTTTAAATCGCAAATTGATGAGGCATCTAGGCTTCAAGCACAAACTGGAAATGTGATTGCAATTACTCTTTCTTGGAGAGGAAAGTATTATGGTGTTAAGATGTTTTTCCCTCAGACTAAGATGCCTTCTAGATCTGAACTGACTGCTGAACTACAGAAAGTCTATCCTGATTGTAGATTAGTTAACCACTATGTCTCAGAAATTCAACCCGGCGCTCCTCTAATTCAAGCAGTTGGACCTCAAGGAGGTAGTTTTGCAAAGTCTGGTCCAAATAAAAATTATGTAAAACCTATGGGAGAAGAGGTTGAAATGGGTGAGGACTGGCAAAAGGTAAACAGGCAAGATGATACTGATGGATTAAGTCCTGCTGCAGTAAAAGCATATCGTAGAGAAAATCCAGGTTCAAAGTTACAAACTGCAGTTACTGAGAAAAATCCATCAGGTAAAAGGGCAGATCGTCGTAAGTCATTTTGCCGCCGTATGAAGGGCATGAAGTCTAAACTGACAAGTGCAAAAACTGCAAGAGACCCTGATAGCAATATCAACAAAGCACTCCGTAGATGGAATTGTAATTAATAGTTAAGGTTTTTTTATTATGTCTGATGTTTACTTAGGTAATCCACTTCTTAAGAAGGCAAATACGCCAATTGAATTTACACAAGAACAAGTTCTAGAGTTTGTTAAGTGTAAAGATGACCCGGTTTATTTTGCCAAAAATTACGTAAAGATTGTAACTCTAGACCATGGATTGCAGTCTTTCCAGATGTATCCATTCCAAGAAAAGTTAGTAAGAAGGTTTCATGAACATAGATTTAATATCTGTAAGATGCCTCGTCAGACTGGAAAGTCAACAACGGTAGTTTCTTTCCTTCTTCATTATGCAGTTTTTAATGATAATGTAAATATTGGTATTCTTGCCAACAAAGCAGCGACGGCAAGAGAACTTTTGGATAGATTGCAGACTGCTTATGAAAATCTTCCTAAATGGATGCAACAGGGGATTGTTTCTTGGAATAAGGGATCTCTTGAATTAGAAAATGGTTCTAAGATTTTAGCGGCATCCACATCAGCATCTGCTGTCCGAGGAATGTCATTTAACATTCTATTCTTGGACGAATTTGCTTTCGTCCCAAACCATATTGCAGACTCTTTCTTCGCATCAGTATATCCAACAATTACTTCCGGTAAACAAACTAAGGTTATTATAGTTTCAACTCCACACGGTATGAATCACTTCTACCGAATGTGGCATGATGCCGAAAAGGGTAAGAATGAATATATTTTTACTGATGTTCATTGGTCAGAAGTTCCTGGCCGAGATGAGGAATGGAAAAAACAAACCATCGCTAATACAAGTGATCAACAATTTAAGGTAGAATTTGAATGTGAATTTTTAGGTTCAGTAGATACTCTCATTGCACCAAGTAAACTTAGAAACCTTGTCTACGATCATCCAAAGACACGTAGTGCTGGTTTAGATGTTTATGTTGATCCTGAAGAAGATCATGATTACTTAATAACAGTAGATGTTGCTAGAGGTGTTGGAAATGATTATTCCGCATTTGCTATTGTTGATATCACACAATTTCCACATAGGGTAGTTGCAAAATATCGAAATAATGAAATAAAACCAATGCTTTTTCCGAGCATAATTCACGAAGCAGCAACAGCATATAACAGTGCATATATTTTATGTGAAGTAAACGATGTTGGTGACCAAGTTGCAAGTATTCTTCAGTATGACCTGGAATATAATAATCTTCTTATGTGTTCTATGAGAGGTAGAGCAGGTCAGATAGTTGGTCAAGGATTTTCTGGAAAGAAAACGCAACTTGGTGTTAAGATGTCCAAAACAGTTAAAAAAGTTGGATGCCTCAATCTAAAAACCATGATTGAGGAGGACAAGTTATATTTAAATGATTATGAAATAATCTCCGAGTTGACTACTTTTATTCAAAAGCATAACTCATTTGAAGCGGAAGAGGGATGTAATGATGACTTGGCCATGTGCTTAGTGATATATGCTTGGTTAGTTGCTCAGGATTACTTCAAAGAACTTACCGATCAAGATGTAAGAAAACGTCTATATGAGGAGCAAAAAAATCAAATAGAACAAGATATGTCTCCATTTGGATTTATATCTGATGGATTGGATGAAAGTAGTTTTATTGATGATGATGGCGACAGATGGTATGTTGATGAATATGGAGACCGTTCATACATGTGGGAATATATGTAATGGATTTAGATAAACAAATAAAGTTAGGACACTTATTCCTTACTGATAGAAAATGTAGAATCTGCGGAGAAACAAAAAATTTAATCGATGGATTCTATAGAACACGTAAAGATCGTGGAGCAGTTGCTTCTTCATATGCATACGAGTGTAAGGAATGCACTATAAGCAGAGTTAACACTATTAAGAAAAAGTATCCATCATCACGAATTGATTGGGGTTATCCTGATTGGTAAATATTCACGTCTCATTTCCCCACTGGAAATACTCTTTTTAATAAATATTTCCAGTTAATCTGAGATTACGGAGAAAAACATGGCGACTCCTCAATTATCTCCTGGAGTATTAGTCAGGGAGGTTGATTTAACAGTAGGAAGAGCTGATAATGTATTAGATAATATCGGTGCAATTGCTGGACCCTTTGCAATTGGCCCCGTAGATGACCCAATTGATATCACTACAGAAAACGAACTAATAGATGTTTTTGGAAAGCCACTTTCCACAGATGCTCAGTATGAGTACTGGATGAGTGCATCTTCTTTCCTTTCATATGGTGGCGTACTTAAGGTAGCAAGAACTGATGGTGCTAACCTAGTAAACGCTAACGCAATCAGAAACTCCTCTGGAATTTCAACCGCTGGCGAACCAAATCTCAAAATCAAGAATTTTGACGATTATGAAGCAAATTATGCTGACGATATTGCAAACTACATTTTCGCAGCTAAGAGTCCTGGTTCCTGGGCAAACGATCTTAAGGTATGTGTAATTGACGACAAAGCAGACCAAATTATTACTGTTGGTGCTGCTGCTACAACATTCGTTCAGGTTGGTTATGCAGTAACTACAACCTTAACCAATGTACCTTCTGCTGGCGTAGGAACTACTTCCCTTTTCAATGGATATCTTAAGGGTATTGTTACCGGAATCGGAGCAAGCACTTTAGATGTTAAAGTTGTATCTGTAGTAGATACTGTAGGAACTGAAACTAAGGTTGAGTATGCTCAACTTTCACAGTTAAGATCCTTTAAACCATCAACTTCGGGTGGTTCTATAACAGTTGATGTAATAACTAATGCTGGTGTTGCTACCACAAGCGTAGCAGTTAATACTGGCACTAATCCTATCCGCGATTGGTATGACCAGCAAACCTTAACTCTCACAAATACAAGTATCTTCTGGAGATCAATTGCTCCCAAACCAGGTACTTCCCAGTATGCAGTTGATAGAAACGGTAAGAGTGATGAAATTCACGTTGTAGTTGTAGATGATACTGGTTCTGTAACTGGTATTCAAGGAAACTTACTTGAAAAATTCATCGGACTATCTAAGGCAACCGATGCTATCTCTGCAGTCAATTCTCCACAGAAGATTTGGTGGAAGAATTATCTTGCAGTATTTTCAAAATATCTTTATGTTGGAGACAATCCATCAGATGATCTAAATGTAAATGAGGATGTGGTTCCAACTGGATTTAGTTCTGGATTTACTGCAAATACTACAGCGGAAGGTCTGTGGAATTTAGATTCTCAAGATAGAACATACAGTGCTCTTGGAAACGTAACTTATAACCTTAGTGGTGGTCAAGATTATTCTGCTTCTGGTGGAATGACCGCAACTTTAGGTGATTTATTTACTTCATACAATCTCTTCTCCAACAGAGATGAGATTGCAGTTGATTACTTAATTATGGGTCCTGGTTTAGGGAACAAGTTCGAATCACAAGCAAAGGCAAATCAACTTATTTCTATTGCTAATAATAGAAAAGACTGCGTTGCTGTAATTTCACCACATCGTGCAGATGTTGTTGATCTTACAAATACGGACACTCAAACTGATAACGTCTTAGAGTTCTTCTCACCACTTGCCTCTTCATCA